AATTTTAGCTGTTGTGACGGCATTGGCTGCAATTTTAGCTGTTGTGACGGCATTGTCTGCTACCGATTGCGCGACCCAATCTAAATTACCAGACCCGTCAGTTTTTAACACTTGATTTGCAGAGCCGTCAGTGTTCGGCAATGTAAGCGTGTACGAAGCTGATGCAGAGTGCGGAGGAGATTTAATTTTCACACCGTGAGAGTTGGCTGAACAGTTTAGCTGTAATGTGCCGTCGTTGCCGCCTGCGCCTTTTACCTCAACAACTCCCGAACCATTAGGCGTTATTTTTACATTTCCATTGCTGGTACTCGTGGTTATCTCCCGAGCTTGAACGTCTAAATTACCACCAAGCTGGGGAGAAGTGTCCTCTACAACTTCTACTAAAATATCATTAGCAGCGGCGGTCAAAAAGACTTTTGCGTTACCAGACAACGTTAATGCACTGCCCCCACTGGAACTATCTATAACGCTGCGCGACATAGTTCCAACAGAGTTACTTAAAGTACCAGTGCCAATTTCCCAATTAGTACCGTCTTCTATTGTATACCGTACAGTGTCACCGTTTGTTATGCCTGCAGCCGAAAACGATTGATATCCTGCAACTACAGAACCTAGAGCTATTGAACCTGTACCTGTCGTAGCCGTTAGTACAAAGGCTCTATTTGCTAATTTAAAAGCCATTACAGCTACCCCCTATGATATTATGAAGGTGTTTCGATACGGATGATAGCACTTGTAGCGTTGTTAGTCGGGAACTGAATTTCAAACGTACCATTTGACGAAGACTTATTAGCCAAGAAATCCAACACGGCGACCGCGTTATTAGTATTTGCTCCACTAGAACGGTAAATCAAAGCACCTCGTGCGGTAATGGTCGAAGAGGTCCAGTTGATCGTGGCAAAACTAAGAAACACAGTTGTACCCGTACCCGTAGATGTAGGTACTTGACTGATTGATAGTGTTTTACCGGCTGTATCATAACCATTTCCGTTAGCCACTTCTCCTCCAGTACTATTTGCATAGCCATTGGTGGCCGCTGTTAACGAGGCAGAGTTTGTGTATAGTGCAATTTTAAACGTATCGTTGGTGTTGGCGCTAAAGTCCATTTCACCGTCAAGTAGTGCCTTCTTAAACGAAGTACACATAAAGTTTCCCGAAAAAGCCATTTCTTATCTCCTAGCTTACTGTAGTACGAACTTGACCAGAACGATACGCGTCTTCACGCAGCTTACCATCCCCAAGATTTTTTAACAAGGTTATCGACTGTGCATACAATGATTCATACATTGCAACTACATCGGGTTCCCCCTTCATAAAACGTATTGCTTCTATTAAAGCACCGTTTAGCAGCGCAGAATCAAAGTTTTCGCCTAACCATGTAGTCCCAGCGGTGACTATAGATTCTGGATAGTACCCGTAATGCAGTTCTGTACTGTAACTCGTTTCCGGGGTTGGTCCGAGAATAAACGTATCGTCATCAAAATACGCATAATGTTTCGGAACACCTTTGTCACTAGGGTTAGGGTACGCTTCACGCATAAAGTTAACATCTTTGTTAATTAGATACGTATATACATCTCCTGCGCTTATAACTGCTAAAGAATAGGAATACAAAAAGTCCGTAGGTACACTAAGGTATTTGTTACTGCCAGATATAGTGCCTACAACATTTCTGCGAAGTGCAGGAATCTGCACCGAATTGTATATCTTTTCTTCAGCTTGTTGCGTAAACATAGCTAACACATCCGCAGTGAAAGTAGTTTCGCAGATATCCTGTATATTAGTTGTTAACGCAGTATAATTCATGATTTACCCCATCGGCCCTCTGGCAAATATACCTTGCGTGGCCGCGCCAGTACCGCGAATTTTTACTTTGCCACCACTAGCATAACCTTTTTTAGCCATACCACCTTTTTGATAGCCCATAGCTTTAACAACAGCAGGGCGTTCTTTTTTTAATTCTGTTAGTCCTTTGTTTAGTTTTTTAGCCATAAAACATGCTCCTAATTTGTTACTACTGTTACTGTTCCTATTGATCCACTACCAACTAACCTATTTGGCATTAGATTGAAAGGATCGGCTAATCCTACAGGGTTCCAGCCACCTTGGAAGTTTCTGCTTGCTGTTAAACCTTGATCTGGGCGGGGGTTACGTAGTGCCTCGGGATCGTTTATTGGCAACTCTCCTAATCGTAATTGTGGATGACTAGGGTTCCAACAAGTTGGGCAGGCTTTGACATGCGAGTTTGTACCTTTTACAAACAGGTCTTTTAGTTTATGCAATTTATACTGAAATCCACACACATCGCACATTCCGATGGCGCGTTTTCCAGCTGCAAACCTATTACCCATTAGTGTATACCTGCTATTCTAGGTACGAACCGTGCAGGTGTTTTTTCTCTATCTTCACTAGCAGCCATTTCAAACTGTTCGTCGTACACAGCTTTTAACATTTGTACGCGGTCTACAAGTTCGGGAACTTTCATAGCAATATGATAAGCTAGTCCCGAGACGAGGCACGGTAAAAATCTAAAACTTATGTCTGCTGTTTGTATGCCGCTACCTGCGTCTTCAATCCGACGCATACGCCAGTAATTAAGTTGATAGTTGTTATTGTCAGGAACAGGCCACACAAGTACTTTGGGAGCAGGCTGCAACCGTTGCACATATATCTGTATAGGTCGGCCTTGTGTTAACTTGTTAGGAATAGCCGAGTACGTGGATACACTTATACGGTTTATGGTAAGGTCCGATTGTGTGCTTGTATTAGCAGCGTTAGTACGTATTTGTTGTTCAAGCAAATCAATGGTATCTGCTGGTAACGTATACTCCGACTGCCCTTGTACTAGGTTAATGGATGTTGGATTATCAATAGTCCACATATTTATGCCACGGTTCTGCCACTCAATCGTCATAAGATTCATGGATCGTCGCGCTGTACGTAAATCATAACCACTGCGAAGCTCACGCCCCGCACGTTCCCATGCCTCTTCAGCAATTTCCGTGAAATCCATATTGAACGTTGCGGTGCCTGATGTTGTCATTTCTTACGCCTTTTTGCAGGAGCTACACGTTTAGGTTTTCCCGCAGGTTGTCCTAAACGTTTTTTCTGCGCTATACGTTTACTTTTCTCAGCCTTAGTCATCTCGCTGCTAGTTTTGGGAGTCTTGCTAGATACGCGCTTAGACGGTCTACAGTACGGTGTACCGCGTTTCTCGCCTTCCTGCCGACCACACTCTTTGCCTGTGCGGACATCTTTCCAATCCTCTTTGAACCAGCGTTTTAGGGCAGCACCCTTTGCTGTTTTACGAACAGCCATTACTTGCCGCCCCTTTTCTTTCTACACTTCGCAATTGCGCCACTTGCATACGCGCTAGGAAAGACTTTGTACGAAGCCTTTACCTTTTTGTAACAAGCGTCCTTGACTGTACCGCCTTCCTTATAACCTTTAGTATTACAAGAAGACCCACTGGATTTGTAGTATTTTCGCATCAAACCATCTTGGCAGGTTTGCCGCCACGGGCCATACCGTAACCGCGCACTTTACCACCGTTGGCAGAACCTTTTTTCTTCATAACACCGCCGCCAGCTTTCATTTTTTTAGTCATAACACCGCCGCCAGCTTTCATTTTTTTAGTCATAACACCGCCGCCAGCTTTCATTTTTTTAGTCATGCCACCGGCTTTCATACCTTCAGGGCGCATTTTTGGTTTTACTTTACGCATCTTTGCCTTTTGTTCTACTGACTTAGGCCGCATCTTTGGACGCAACGACGTTGCTACTCCGGGCATTTCTGGAGAGATACGTTGACCTTCCATAACACTCCCAGCCTCGGCTCTAGCAGCAGAGTCAATACCGTCCTGCGTAACTTTCTTGCCTTTAGCGTAACCTTTTTTCTTCATGCCACCCATAGAGTAACCTTTTTTCTTCATCTTCATGGTTTTATTCCTTGTACAAGTTGTTGAACACGCGCTCTGTGTCCCAGACGTATTCTACGTCTTCTTTTGAACCATATATATGTTGATTTGGTTTAAAGTCTGGAGCGCCTTCCCCTGTTTCAAACCACGCAGGGTGCGTCACGCGTACCCGATTGTTTGGTAGTGCCACTATATTGCCTGTATATTCGCCTGCATCTAACAACTCAAGTACGTGACTTTGCTTATGCTGTGCAGGATCGTCAGCTACTTCGCTATCTGTGTAGTCTACAGTAAACAAATATTTAGCAGGATAAAACTCACCATCTACTTTGGCTATCCATGGTGCGGGAGAAGCTCGTTCTAGTTTATACACCGAGTGATAGTGAGACATGCAATCCCAAGGCTGTGCAAGATACGGTGGCAAAACCGTAGGCCATTCCTCAAGCGGTACATCCGCTACAAGAGCCGTCAGGGGCATCCTAGCCCACATTGCCCCGCCATGTACATTCTCGTCCTCGGTATCGTCTGACTCACACCCTGTAAACATTACTTGGAAGCTAAGAGTGCGGTTGGGCATTGTAGTAACACCTATGACCATAGCATGTAGAAACTCGCCGTGATAATCTTCAAGATTCTTAGTGTATTCCCTACGTACCCACGCTTTAAAGTATGGTATGCTGCTGGTCAGGTATGGCATGTTAACAATTCCATTTCCGCAAGCTCTTGTTAATGCGGCTGTCGGGATCGTTAGCCGTCTTAGAACTTGTGTTACTTTTTTTCATACCCTTCATACGGGCACAGAACGACTTACGCCGATTTGCAGCCTTAGACCCTTTTTTAAGTTTGCTGGGTTTGGTAGTAACCGCAGTTTTTAACTTACTGCCGGGATTGGCCTTTCTATAACTGGCAACGCCTTTTGCATTGAGTCCACCGGACTCACTCTTGCCTGCCTTACGTGTCCAAGCGGGGGATTTTACTCCCCCACCTTTTTTAAAGTATGATCGCACAAAATTACTCCAGTATTAGGGTTATTTTGTTTCCTGTTCCTGTAAGCGCCGCCACAAAGCAACCGTTAGTTGCTAGTATGCCGTCTGCAGGAATATACACGTCATTCCAACCTGTAGGCAGTGTAAGGTCCAGAAGCACCTCACCTGCGGCAGTACCGTTACGTAGTGTAAACGCACAAGCGGCGGCGGCGTTAACGAGCACTCCCAAGATACGCGTACGACTAGGCCCAACAAGGGCGGCAGTATCGCCTGTAGCAAAGTTAAATGCTCGTACTGAATTAGCAGCCATAACAGAACCCTCCTATATGTTATTAGATAGCGGTTGCGTCTTGCAAATTATTGTTCTGCACATAGGTGAACGTCACAGTAATTTGACCATTGGTAGCAGCCGCTCCCGCAGATATAAGTGTTGCTGTGATCTGGCTATCAAGACTAAAACGATCTGCTGTATCCAAACCCCCAGCGGCAAGAGCGGAAGTTTCCCCAGCCGCTTTAACATTGGTATTTGCAATAAGAAATTGAGTCGTCTTGCCCACAACGCCAACAGAAACAGTCGCTGCGCCACCCGCGTTACTAGCTATAGCCACTCTTATTGTGACACCGAGTAGCTGTGAATTATCTGGAATGACGCCGACATTGTAGGTAGTTGTTCCAGCGGCAACTGCCGAGTCAATCATAATAGATTGAGACATCACAACTTGGCCCGTGTTTTTTACGTTTGCGCCTAAAGTAGTACCTGTTGTATTTTTGATGGTTCCGGCCTTAATAG